CTTTAATTGTACTTGCCATAATTATTGATATTTATACCTTATTATTACTATACCTGAACCGCCTGCTCCGCCAGATTGATTACAATTTCCACCACCACCGCCGCCACCTCCACCAGTGTTAGTTGTTCCAGCAGGTGCAACTGGAGCACCTCCACATGAACCGTTAAAAGTACCTGCACCGCCACCACCAGGTCCTCCTGTGCCAGATACATTTGAAGATCCACCTCCACCACCGCCTGCTCTAGTTGTTGGTGTTGTATTAATTGAAGATGTTGCACCTGATCCACCAGGACCAACATTTCCAGTGTTACCAGGTGGAGAAGTGGGTGTAACATCACCGCCTGCTGTAGTAGCTCCTCCGCCACCGCCTCCACCTCTAAAAGTAGTATCATCCGATCCACCATGTCCACCATCATTTCCTTGAGGAGGACTAACTGGAGGGGTATTACCTGAACCACCTGCTGCTCCACCTTGTAAACCAGAAGTTGAATTACCTCCACCACCACCTGAACCACCGTCACCACCTACTCTGTTAGTAGAACCACAATAACCACCACCTAATCCACCACCAGCAGATGTAATAGTTGAAAAAACTGAATTTGAACCTGAAGTTGCTATACGGAAATTAGGCGAAGTAGGACCACCAGCACCAACACCACCTCCTCCAACTGAAATTGGATAACTTGTTGTACTTACAGGTAAAGCAGAAACACAAGCTCCTAAAGGAGAAACTGAATAACATCCTGATGCTGCACCTGAAGATTCTCTGTATCCTCCAGCTCCACCACCAGCTCCATGAGCAGCACCTCCACCTCCTCCGCCAGCTACGATTAAATAATCAACTGTGGTTGAACCTGCTGCATTACCTGCACAAGAAACAAAAAATGTTCCTGGTCCTGTAAAGGTATGAATTTTGTAATTACCACAAGTTGTTTCTGTTCCGCCTGTTGCTGTTACATATAATGCTTGGTTTACAGTTTCATTACTATTAACTGATTTCCAACCTTGAGTACCATCAACATAAACTAAAGTTACTGATTGACCATTTGTACTTAAAACTAAATCAAAAGTTTGACCATCTATAGGTTGTGAATTTCTACCAATAGTTAAATTATTTGTTGCAAAAGTTTGAGCATAATCTCTTACAGCCACTATATCTCCAGCACTTGGAGAAGTAGGTAGCGTAATTGTAAAAGCTGCAGAAGTTGTGTTTGCAAAATACCCTGTTCCTGAAACTGCATTTGCTGGATCAGCTGTAATAGCAGTTGTATTCCAATCAACCGTTCCTGTTCTTCCAAAACCAGTTTGAGTTGCTCCACATGCTAAAGTAACCGTATCACCTGATTGACCAATCGTTAATGTTGATCCGCATTGTGATGATATTTGATTAACTTCTATTTTACTCATTAAATAATTACCAATGTTCCTGTTACTGTTTGTGTTCCAGTAATAGTTACTGGTCCTGCTAATACGCCTGAATCTAGAGTTTGGTCTTCAGATAAAGTAGAATTATGAGTTACAACAAAAGTTGTTGCATCCATAACTGGTGAAATTGCTTTTTTAGCAGGGATAGTACAAAATACGTCTTTTTCCCCTATACCAAAATCAATTTTAGCTGTGGTACCTAAGTTATTACTTATGACTGTGTCTCTTGATAGAGTATCTGTTGCAGCATCGGTAACTGTACCAACGCCAACTTCGAATTCATCTGTTCCAGTATTTGTGATACAGTAATACGTAGTATTACCGTCACCTACACCCGATACAAATGAAACAAAGTCTTGAGAAGCACCAGCCAAGTCGAACGTTCCCGTTCCAGTAGTGGTGCTTGTCTCTTTAACTCTATCGTTAATGACAAGTGCCATCTATCCTCCTTAACTAATTCTTAATATCGCTGCTGTTGATGTAAATGCTGGAAACTGAATTGTAAATGTTCCTGCAGTTGCTGTTTTATCTCCACCAAAATCTAATACCGCTACTGCTTTATTTGATTCTGACGTATTATAAATCAACGCTCCTCTAGCTGTTAACGTAACACCAGTGAATGATAAATTTGCAAACGTTACAATAGCAACACCTGTATCTAGAGAAGTTTGTTGTGATTGTAAAACTCCTCCACCTTGAGAATACTCTCCAGTATCACTTACTTGTCCACCTGTACTGTCTCCAGGATAAGCTGTTGTTGCTGCTGATAAATTTGCTGTATCTTCATACAGTGCTAGTTTAAACTCGTCTGCTCCACTTTCAAAGTCGTGGATTCCTTCTAATAATTCTTTTTTAAATGAATTACATACTGCTTGGTCTATTGCCATTTTAAACTCCTTATAAATTTTACGGTGATGGTGAAGGTACTTTAATTCTTAGAACCCCATCATCATATTCGCTTCTACGTCTTCTACCCATTTGCTGAAGAGCAAAAGCTTCTATCTCTTCATTATACTTCGTTTTATATAAATTGTACATATCAAGAGGACCTTTTAAATATGAAAAAGCCTCAGCTAATACTCCATGAAGAAGTAAGGCTTCTTGATATTCTGACAAATAATTAGTTGTTGTAGAAGTGAATCCTGGTGGGTCAATAATGTAATTTAATTGAACCGCATAAGCTTGGTCTGGAGTAGGTGCTACGACAACATTATTGTCGTCCCAATTCGCATAATATTTAGGCAATCCTGTAGTACCACTACCATTATATTCTGTAATAAAACTAGTGTCTTTTTTTTCCATAAAAGTACGATCACCTGTCTGGTCTGTAGTAGAAAATACCTGTAATGACCTAATGATTAAAAAATCTGCTGGCATTACAAGATATCGTTTATCTGCAGTAAAAGAAGAAGTAGCATATTTTCTAGTCTCATCATAATCCACTTTACCAGCAATATCGAGTTCTGTATTTCTAATGAACTGTGCAATTAATGTATCTGATAATACATTAGAATCTACTTCTGTGTAATTTCTTACTTGTGTTAAAAAATCTGAATAAGTTATTGCCATTATGTCCTCGTATATCCTAGAGCTTCATCTGTATTAATTTGATCAGGGTCAGCTACTATGTCTATTCTTGTTATAGATTCTACATTACCTTTATCATTTCTAAAAGCCGTCTCCACATTTTTTATGTTTTCAGAAGATTCATAGTTTTCTTCTAAAGACGCTATTTCATTTGTAGAATAATATAATTTATATGTCGCCATTATGTTATACTCACTATTACTGTTCCAATAGATACTCCAGCTTGTCTCTTATTATTTTCTTCTGTTGGAGATATACTAGGTTGCATTCCATTTGATGTAAATTGACCATCCCAATATTGAGGATCTAAATATACAGTAATTCCTGTTCCTCTAGAGGTATCTGGTCTAGCTTTTTTTAAAGCTTGAGGATCAGCAGCATGATACTTAGGATCTAACTGCGGATGTTTTTTCTCGAACTCCGAATAATGGACAATGGAACCATTCCACTCTTTAACCATTTCTTGATAAGGAAATTGCATTCCTGATCGATCTGAAATCGCTAATGCTCTACTACCTCTTGCAAATCTTCCCATAATCTATCCTTGTGGAAAATAACTCTCTGGAGTTATAAATAAACTTGTTCTAGAACCGTCTTCTTCTAAGGCTCTTTTCATTTCGTCTTCATAAGACATTTTTAAAATTTCCATTCTTTCTGGAGAACGCTTCATAGCTAAATAATAAGCTAATCCAGAAATCATACATGGAATAAATCTGTAAGATACATCTGCAGTATTTGTATAAGCTCCCGCATCTTCTATTCTATTTATTGAATAATACTTTAAATAAGTATAAGTCGATAAGTCTGGGGTTTGATATAAATAAATAACTGGTGTTGTTTGTCTATCTACATAATATTGAGAAGGCTGTCCTTGAACACCTTTGTTTGGTAAAGCGGCATAAGCTGATCTGTCAATTTTAGAAAGTGTTAAATCAGTAGTGGATACTCCAGGAGTTCCAGCTGTACTAGATATGTATGCTTCTAACACATCACTAACATTCGTAGGCACAGTGTAATTTGCTTGACCTGCAACTAAAGCAACTTCATTTAAAGCTACTTTCCATAAATGCACACCTCTATTACCCCATTCTGAGAATAATATATTTAAACTTCTTCTAGCCGATTTAATATCATGACCAGAATTAATTCTCATACCTATTCTTTCATAGGCATCTTCTACTATCTCATCGATAGATAAATCAAAAGATGTTGTGCCGCTTGTAGCCATTATTTATCTTTTTTCTTTTTCTTCTTATCTTTTTTCTTCTTCATCTCTTTACCGTATTTAGCTTTTTCGGTTTTAAGAGAAGACATTCTTGCGTAAGCA